TGCTGCTACTGTTCTAACTTTTGTTGGGTCATACGGAACTTCGTTTCTTCCTAAGAAGTACTGGATGTTAAATTCCATACCTCCTGCTCCACCTTGTCTTTCCCATTCTCTAGAATAAACACCTTTATTAAGCTTTACCTTATGAGCAATTAAGTTCTTCTCTGTATTCATCTTAATATTAACAGTAGCTTCTTCTGCTTGAGCAGCCTCTAGTATCTGTTTTTGCAAGTCATTAGCTTTCTCAGGACTAATTTCTCTTATTCTGTTTATAGCTTCCTCCCTCCCTTTAGGAGTACTAAAGTCTGAACTTTCATATATTTGCTGTAGCATTTGTTCTTCATCTAAATATCCTAAAGCATTACCTGCTGCTTGCGATAGCATCCTTGAACCTTGAAAAGCTAATTGCATAGGCGCACTTGTGTATCCTTCTGAAGTAGCTACTGTTACATCATTAGGGTTAAAGGTGTAGTTTTTATCAAACATTCCCATTATCTATTCTCCTTAAAAACGGCTGTATACATTCTTGCTAAGATATGAAGCTTGCTTAGCTGTTGTTGGACCAGCACCGCCATATTGCGCATGATTTTCTTTAGTACCCCAAGCATAACCATCTTGTCTACCTCCGCTGCTTGGCTTAAAAGTAGGCATTCTAAAGCCACCGTATCTTCCTGCTGTCATATTAGCATTAGTTAAAGCAGCTCCAGATAAGTACCTAGAACCCATAATAGCTGCGTTACTCAACATACCGCCTGTATCTACTCCTAACTTAGCGTAATCTAAAGGAAGTTGCCCTACTTGCGCAGCAGCAGAAACATCTTCTTGAACTCTTCCTCTGTATCTATCTATCATATCTTGCACTCTATCGCTAGCTGATTGTCTAACTTGTAAATTAGTAGTACCTTGAGCTTCTCTTAGAGCTTGTGCTTGTCCCATACCTCCAGTAGAACCTAGCATACCTCTTGCTACCAGTTGAGCATCTAAAGCTTCTCTATCTGCCTCTTGTCCCGGAGCAAGTAGAGCCATTTGCTGGTCATAATATCTATTCTCTGCTGTTAAAGGGTCGCCTTCTATACCTGCTAAGTATTGTCTATTAGCATCTGCTGAGCCAAAGAAACCTTTCTGTTGTTTAGCAAAATCCTCTGATAAACCTAATCCTATTACTTTGCCTTCGTTATCAAATTGAACGCCACCTAAAGAACCAGAAACATCATAAGGCGCTGATTGGTCCATTGCATATTTAGCTGCTGCTTCTTGACCTGCTTGATTCTCCGCTGCGGATTTCTTAGCTCCTTTAGCTGCTAAAGCACCTGAAATTGCTGTTGCGATTAAATTAAATGCTGACATTTCTTTCTCCTATTGTCCTGAGTATGTTACTTTAAATGATGAACCATTATTTCCTGAACTAGATACACTAAGTGAACCACCTCCACTTGCTCTAGCCAATCCTGTTACTGTATTTCCTTGCCATACATTATATGTACCGCCTGTGTTACTTGCTCCTACACCATCTGAGTCTGTTCCGTGTTCGTTTTGATTGTAATACGATACATAAAAACCATCTGCCAAAGCCATTACTAATGTAGAATCTGGACTACCACTACCAGATGAATAACTAGGCTGTGAGGCAAATGCTAAAGGATAATTACTATAGTAAGTGGTTCTAAGATTATTTATGTTTCCACCCGCACTCCAACTATATGTAAATATTTCAGTTCCCGGTGTATAAGGATGTCTAGTCCATATCTTAGTACCGTTAAGATACACATTATCCATATCAGTACCATTTAACTTGACATCGTGTTGTCCTGTTAATTCACTACCATTAAAATAAATTGCTCCTGCCATACTTATCCTATTAAACCATTCGCTATTGTTAAATCTTCATCTGTCCAAAAATCAGCTTTTACAATTTCTTTTAACCAGTCTATATTTAAAGTTCTATGTATTTCCCAACTGGCTTGAGTCATATTGTCTGGCTTACCTGCGTTCATATTATCAACAACCCTACAAAATCCTTCGTAATAATGTGCAATTTGTTCTGTTGTTGCCATTATGATGTAGCTATATATAAATCACCACCAGATGTCCAAATCTTAGCCATCCCTAATACTGTTTGTGAAGCTGCGGGTGTATTTGCTTGAACAAAAGCTGTGGTAGCTATCTGCGTTGTGTCTGTTGCGGTAGCTGCTGTTGGTGCAGCAGGAGTTCCAGTAAATGTTGGACTTGCTTTCTTAGCAAATGAAGTATCTACAAAAGCTGTGGTAGCTAATCTGGTGCTACTATTTCCTGCTGATTGTGTAGGTGCTGTTGGGTTGCCAGTAATTGTTAAAGTACCTGCTACTGTGCCATTATTCATAGCAAAATCTTCACCTGAATCTCCATTAATGTCTTGTTTAGAATTTACTGCTGTTCTTACTGTTGTAAATTCAGTATTAAAGTCAGCTCCAGATATTACTTTGTTAGCGTCACTATCAGACAAAGCGTCCTTACCACTCCAATTTACTGCTAATGTATAATCACTCATCGTATTTTCCCTTGTAAAGATATAATTGATAAATCTTGAATAGAAGTATCGTAGCCATTGCTTACAATACTTAAATTTAACTTAAGATGTTTAGCACTACCTGTTAAAGCAGTCTGATATTCTTGTAATCCATATATAGGTGTATACTTTGCAGCTCCATATAAAGAAGAAGCAGCTCCATATAAAGCTATAGTACCTGTTGTAACAGGATTTAAATTTATTTGAGTTATAGCAGAAGGATTAATACTATAATCTTTATACCACTTTACACCTAAAATTGCTCCAGAACCGCCTTGTAATACCATTCTTAGTCTTTTAAGAATAGCAGAAGTTATGCCTTCTCCTAACGGTATCCATATAGAAGACACATCAGCAGTAATAGCAGCATTAGTATAGCTGGCTGCTGAATCAACCCACGCCAAATCCACATCAAAATAACCTTCATAACCTGCAATACTCCCATCTTTCTGTCCTATTAACAAACCACTATATAACTCAGTATCAATCATACTAGCAGGTTCTCTATCACCAGTAAATGACCAAGTTGTTATTCGAGGTGCTTTATTAATTGTAAACTGCTTAAAATCAAACACATAAGTTATGTTGTTGTCTACAAAACTTAAGATATAAACACCTTCTCCTTCTAAATAAACTGACTTTACATTAGAGCTAACACCTATGTTTCTTATTAAGGTGTCTTTAATGTTTATACTATAGTCAGTTAAAGGTACTTTATCTTTTTCTGTAGTACGCAAAAGAGAACGCAGTCCTGTAGCAGAAAGAAATACTAAATCATCTCCTACTGCTTGTACTGAATCTCTATTAACTAAACCTACACCACTAATAACCTCATTTAATGACATATTAGCTACATCATCAGGGTTATCATATATAGCTATATTATTTTTACCGAATATAACTAACTGTCCAAAGAAAGGAGCAATGTTTACTATCTCATCATTGTCCCAAACCTTTTTTAAATCTAATAAGCCTGAGCCTGTACCTGTATAATCATCTCCATCCAGTAAAGCAGAGTAATACATGACAGCTTTATCTTCAGTTACTCCTCCTACGAACATTCTACCATAAAAACCCATACCACAACTAGGGTCAAATGTAGTTACACCTGAAGGTTTAGTACTATTGTTAAAAGCTGCCCATTTAGAGCCAGAACCTAAAGCACCATCATATCTTTGAGGCACTATGCCTGAATGAAAACAATGTAGTCTTTCATTAAAATTTATAAACTGCCAATTGCCTGTACTATTAACAACGGTATGCTTAACATCAGCACCACTACTAGGAAAAGCAGCATTAGGACTTGTAAAGTCAACTGTGTAAATAGAAGTACCGTGACTAGCAAATATTTTATTAGTACCAGAATCATTATGCTCCACCATAGAACCTATGGCTGTACCAGTAGGAACTACTTTTTGTTTTAAACCTTTTCTAAAAGATATTCTACCAGATTCTCTAATCATTACATTATCAGCAGATGTAAGAAAAGAAGGGTCTAAAGTAGCTGCGTTATACTGAGTATTTAACCCATTAACACCTAAGTTAGTTAAAGGTTGAAAAGCTAGTTGTTTAGCCATTAGTGAATATTCCCCATAAACCAATCAGACTCAAATTGAGTATTGCCACTATCCATCATAATAGCTTGAGCAATAGAAGTACTAGCTTCTGTAGCAGCTATAGATGATTGTGTGCCTCCATCTTCACCACGCTCTGATAAAGCTCTAGCATAAGCTCCTAGTATTAAAGGCTTTGTAGGTATCTTTACTGTAGTAGCAGCTAATGTTAAAACATCTTGATACTTAACCATATCAAAAGAAATAGTTTCTGCTTTACTAGGAGTAGGTGATAAATCTACTTTAAGATTATTAGAGCTATCTGCTCCATTAAAACCATAGTAATGAGGCTCGCCTGTAGAAGCTGTAGGATATCTTTCTCTATTAAGATAAGCTCTGCTTACTTGTACTAACTCATTACCTGTAGCGTTATTAACTACATCTAGTATCTTAAACTCTTGTCCTGAGCTTAG